CGAGGGGTCGAGGAGATGGGCTATCCTTGACTTCTGGCTTGTCCACAAATTCTGCGGCATGATGATGTGCATCGAATCACGTTGTCAGGCCGCTTTTTGCTACGGAATTTCGAGTCGCGTGACCCACCAGCGACGCGTATCTTTCGGCCCTGTTGGTGCTGCCCTTTGTGATATTTTTGTTCGGTTGTTCAAAGCGTCCGGACATTATTCATACAATGCACCAATTGAGACCCCTGACTATTATACCCATATGGTATGTAAAGGGGCTCATCGACAGAAGAACATTGCTGCGCTGTCTACTATGAGCGATGGACCAACATCACTTTGGTACCGTATCCTTGGTTTTGGTAAGAATGAGGGCACTAATGTGCTCAAGTTTCGCCCAGACTACTGGACTTACTTATCGTGTTTGTTAGGATTTTCCGCTCCAGCGCAGGTGCCCGCAATGAGGTTCATCGCAGCGATGGACCGTCGAGGCAATCTTGATTTCAGGCGGGTGATCGGCCCGATTGAAAAGCGATTTCTTTCGTCGTGGGGTTTTGCGTATTCCACACCCCAGTATGGCGCTCCAATTTTCATGAAAGGGCTCAACACGACCCAACGAGCTCGTGCCCTTCGTGAGGCTTGGCTGAGCCACACCAACCCTGTAGCGTTCATGCTCGACGCTTCTCGTTTTGATGCGCATATGCGTTCCGAGTTGCACCGTGCAAAGTTCCAGATGTATCTATCCATGCTTTCGACTGAGGCACGTCACCATCTTCAAAGGATCATGCCCATGTACTTGCGGCCAAAATTCGCTCGTACTCAATGCGTCAAGATTAAAGTTGACGGTTTCCTCATGTCTGGGGTAATGGATACATCTCTCGCTGCGAACATTTGCTGTTGGATGCTGCATTCCCTCTTTCGCCTCGCATTGTTAAACCAGTTTTCAATTGGTGATATTGTTCGCGTTGCCATCCCCGAATTCCCCGTTTTGCCACTCCTACGAACTGATTGGATGGCATGTTTGGATGGCGATG